TATAAACCTGACTATGCTCAAGGAACAAATGCTACAGCTTCTCCAGGAACAGCTCAGTATGTATACTCTTCTAATAGGGGAGATGATAGTGCTACACCTATAACATCATCTTCTAGTTCTTTTACACAGTTAGGATCTAGAGGACTAAGTATAAGGTTTAACCCTGTAGGACCAGACGAGCTTAGTGCTGGAGATGAGTTCTATGTCATTTGTTCAGCACCGAAACCATCAGCTTATGATATAACATCTTTGAACTATGGAAATGTTACTGTAAGTACTGAATCACCAGTAAAATGTGTTATGTTTGAGATAGTAAGTGGTGCAGTTGAGTTGTCTACCGTTAAGTTTGGTTTGCAGAGCCATGGAACTTTTGATCACCATAATGAAGGAAATAGTGATACTATGTTTAGGTTTGGAACTGTTGGTGTAGGAAATAAGGCAGGAATATCTCCTAACACAGGGATAGAGTGGTGGCCCAGTGTTCAGCCCTCAGATATAAGTAATGATATAGCTCCTTCATATCTATATCATACTAAGGGAAATTTATCAGTGGTAACTAATGCTGATGATAGTGAAAGTGTTGGGAATTTTGGTTTGGTTTCCGATCCTATGTGGGTAAATATTAAGTTGGGATCATCAGAAACTGGGGCAAATTCTAGCGTGAACATGCGTGTTTATCTTGATTACTCTTAAAAAGTTATAGGAGACAAAAAATGTCCTTGTGTAAATGTGGTTGTGGCTGCGAAGTAAAAGAAGGGAATATTTTTATTCATGGTCACAATGTAATTATAGACAGATTTTATCTTGGTGATAGGTGGTCTATTAAACATAGTAAATGTGTTGTATGTGGGACTACAGAAAGACGGCATGTAGGAAGAGGTTTGTGCACTAAATGCTATAAATTTGATTTTTATAATAGAAAAAAGAAAAATATAGGAAAATGGTCTATAAAATTTGATATGTGTATGGGGTGTGGAGGAACAGATAGACAACATAAAGCAAAGGGATTATGTACTAAATGTTATTGTAAAATGATAGATAGAAAAAATGGCAAAAGACAAAGGAATTTTGGTGATTGGTCTTGGTATTATGCTAAGTGTAAATTATGCGGCACAACTGAAACCGATCATGTCAAAGACGGATTATGCTATAATTGTTATGAAGAATCGAAAAGAGATTTAAGCTCCTGTGTACCATGTCCAGTTTGTGGTTTCCTAGTTAATAAACTAAATCAGCACTTATCAATGAAGTCAAAAAAATGTAAAGACCACCTAACATACCAACACAACATGATGAAACAATATTTTTACAGCGATATGTCATTAAGAGACATAAGTAAAGAGACAGGTATAGAAAGACATGCACTAACTAGACAATTCAGAAAATTTTTCGGAAATAGTGCCACAGCAAAAAGAAATGAATCTGTTAGAACATGTAATATATCAGAAAAAGCGGTCATAAACCACAACAATAAAAACGGCAGAGGGACCTTGGTTGAGTATGATTCACCTAACCAAGGAAAAATCACTCTAAGATCCAAATTGGAGGCAACATATGCATCGCTTTTGGATAAAGAAAATATTGATTGGTTATATGAATATAAAACATTTCCATACATAGATGGTGATGGCAAAAGAAGAACATATACGCCAGATTTTTTCTTTCCAGAAGAAAACAAATTTGTAGAAGTTAAAGGATATGTTACTGAATTAGATCAAATTAAAATAGAATTTTTACTTTCTAATGGTATAGATATAGAAATTATAACACAAAATGGAGTAAAGGAGAAAATAAATGAAGTCGAAAATTTACTTAAATGAAGTAGTAGATAATAAAGATCATGTATTTGGAGAAACTTCTGAATATTACCCAGCAGAGATTGTAGCTGATAACGGAGATGTTGTTAGATCTCTTTTTACCAAAAGTCAGATAGATGTGGCTATTAAAAGAGCAGAAACAAATGAAGAAGATTTCCCTAAGAAAAGTTTTTTAGATTTTTTATTTGGATAGGAGGTTTTAATATGCCAATTTATGAGTTTAGGTGTTCTTGTGGTAATGAAACTGAAGCAATAGTACCATCAAACACTAGAGGTAAGAAATGTGATGTGTGTGGTGGTACTATGTTTAAAGTAATATCTACATGTAACTTTTGTTTAAAAGGAAATGGATGGGCACGTGATAATTATGGTCTTTCTAAAAAACAAAAAGGTAAAGGAGATAATAAAAATGCGTAGAGGGTGGGAAGTAGAATTAAACAATGGAAAAATAATGAGAGAACATGATAGTAGTTGGAGAGATGTTCCTAAAGTAAAAATAAAAAAACTTTCTTTACTTTTTGATGGAAGGAGATGGGACTTGTCTGGTAAACAAGCATATTTTATTAAAAACAGAGCTTCTGTTGTTCCAGGCATAGCAGAATCGTTTAGAGTAGAAAGAAGATGTATAGGGTATTATGAAGGAGCAACTAAAGTTTGTTATATGGTAGATGAAAATACAGGAAAATTTGAAATAAAAGTTTTAGATGGTGAATAGATTTGACTACTGATGATACAAGACCTATAAATAAATGTCAATACTGGAGTATACATGAGCCACTTCAATGTATTCATTGGGACGAAGAGTCTACTGTATGTTCTTTTGCTGAAAATAAAATTAAAGAAGCAGCTGAAAGCGGTGAAACCATTGGGTTGTCTGATATATCTTTGCCAAATAAAGCACCTTATTGTAATTTAATAGGTACCCATTTAGGTTGTACACACTATGAATCTTCTTCTCCAGGAAGTAAGAAACCTAGATGTATATTACCTGACCCTGAGAGACATATATGTAATAGAGAAACAGGAAAAAAATGGGTTTACTCTGAAGGTAATGTTACTGACGAAGAAACAGGTGAAAAATCTTCTTTAGAATTCTCAGGATATGACTTATTAGAGTTTAGCTTCGATGAAATAAATGGTTATAATGGAGGCATGTGTGATGGTGCTGGAACAGATACTACTTGTTCTGGTTATTCTCCTTATCATATGGGTTTTGGAAGATTAGTAGCTAGCTCTGATACTGATTTTACTACACCTCCTGGAGTTTTCTCTCCTATAAGTGATTTTGAATTAAAGCTACCTTTCAATTTTGTAATTTATAATATAAGGGCAATACTATCAAAATGTAAATGGTGGGAGGATAGTTATAGTCCTTTTGTAGTTAATGATGAAGGCATGGTTACACTTTCTTCTAGCTGGACTTGTTTTAATCCAGAAGATAAATCAGTACATAGTGAGTTTACTGAAGAATTTGGTGCTCCATGTAATGGTTGTAAACCAGAGTGTGACGGATACACTGGTATTTGCTGGCAATATTGTATCGATAAATATATGAGAGATGGAGACCCAATATTAGCAGAACATGTCCATGAAATTAGATATTATTTTAGAGAAAATAATTGGAAAAAGGAACAGATAGAGAAATATTTTGCTGATGAAGGTAATATATACTCGTGGCATGGAGGATATACTGAGGGTGGTACAGAGAGTGAAGATGGGGAGGAAGATAAAAAGTATGTACAGTTAAAAGGAGATATAAGCCTTACATACGGAGCAGACGGTTTTGTAAAAGAATATGAGATACCTTCTTATAGAACCTATATGGATAATTTTGATTTTTTTAATGTTGAAAGTGAGTTTTTAATTTTATCTGAAGGTACAAAAGTAGATGATAAACTTAACAATTTTCCTACACTTGTAAGACAACTTGAAATTTTATCTTTAGATCCTATAATAAAGAACAGATTTGATGCTAATAGGGTTTTAACTTACTCAGATGATGAAGGTAATATGTCGTTTTTTGATGGAGATCCTATTTTCGAAAGTAACTTGTTAGGACATGCCAACATGATGGTTTACGGTAAAGTGTTTTATGAAGAGCCAGTTTTTGCAATTAATATAAGTGACAAAGAAATTTATAGTGTTATGCCAAAACTAATATATAATTATGATTGTATGTTAGATATTAGAATAGATTTAGGTGAGAAGAATTTTTCTAAATTCTACAGTTTATTTTCTAATATAATAGAACTATTAAAAAAAATTAAACCAGAAAAAGTTGTATCTGATATACTTCCAAAAACAAATTCTTCTTTTATAACTGAGGTACCAATTTTATACTCTAATGATACATATTCAGGCTTGAATGAGAATATAATAATGGTATTTCAAGAGTCTCCTGATGGTATAGTGTTTTCTAAATTAAAATTTTATAGAGAATTTGTTGGAGGAATATTAATTCAAAACGAATTCAAAATTGAGGGAGAATTAGATAAAAAAACAAATCAACCTAAAGATTATACTAAAGATTTTATGGCCCAGGTAAATAAAAATGGAATTATATCATTTAAATTTTCTCCTTTTGTGTCTGATCACTTTTACCCAAAAGTTTCTTATTTTTATAATGATTTATACATGCCAAAAGAGTATTCTCCAACCCAAGTACAACCAGAAATAACAACATTATATGTTGGAAGCAAGTTATATAAAATAACTAAAGAGATATATATTATCACTCTTGCAGAAGGACCAGATGAAGTAGAACTTTATCAATTAGGTTCTGATGGTTATATGTTAATTAATTTATTAGACACCAGAATTAATAGTGTTGTTAAACCATGGGAAGTAGAGACTATAGAGGCTGTAGGAGAAGATAATTTTGAATTTGAGATAGTGTATCACGGATCTGAAGGAAAATTAGCTCCTAATCAAGCAATAATAAGACCAAAAGATCCATCTAATTTCAAAAGCATATGTCATGGTGGAGGAGCTATTGTTTTAAAAAATCTTTCTTATTACGAAAAAAGAAGTTATGATGAATCACCTGATATAGTAGATTATTTACCTTGGCACGGATGGGATAGTTATGAAGTTATAGAAGACGAAAATTATAACTATAGTTATGTTGATGTAGGCGAGTTAGAAAATACATACTCTGATGCTACATATAATTTTGTAATTAGAAACTTTAAATTCACAATGGTTCCTTCAGTTGTTATACAAGGTAGAAGTGGAAGAAATTTCACTCAATATAGGACAAAACCAATAGGTTGGTGTAAACAACCTTATTGTCAAGATGTTGAAATTAAATACAAATGGAAAGCTAATTATACAGAATGGGAAAATCATTCTGATAAGGGTGTGTGTAATTGTTGTGGAGGTTACTATCAGAAGAACCCTAGTTCAAGAGTTTTTTACCAAGATCCTCCATGTGGAGATCATGATATATTTTCTGTAACTAAAACAGGACCAATGTGGTGGCCTTATACAATGTGTGAATCTTATGAGACTTATAATATAGTAAATAATTTAGATAATTATTCTGTAGATACTATAGGTCTTTTTAAATATGTAGGTTTTAATGGCGATAAGGCACACGGAGATCATGATATGAGAATGTTAGGACCTGAAACTAAAATAGCGTACCATGGTTATGGATGTAATTTTCTTATAAAATGTACTTGTGATTGGAGAACTTATAATGCTTATAAGTCAGGAGAAAATATTTTTGTAGGATGGTCAAGGATAAGAGGATTTGTTTCTGATACTGAATTGGCGATGATGGAAAATGAAGGTGAAGTTCTTCCTAAATTTGGTAATTTTAATAGACCTAATATGCTAAGTTATAGAACCACAGATTCTTGGCAATACATATATTCTTATGATGGAGTTGAGTGGTTTGTAGGTTGGATGATAATGCCATCTTATGCTTCATTTACTAAAATAGATTTTACTTTAAATGATAATGATGTTATGTGGAATTATGGGGCTGACCAATATGGAACTCCAGTTGTAAACCCATTAGGTTTATATCTGTGCTCTGATATGGATGGTTACCCAACAAATGAAGTAATCGATTATAATAATAGATTAAGGTTTGAACAGGTATTTAATTGTAAATTTTGTATAGACGGTATTAGGTACCCTAATACCACAGGTGATTATGTAAAAACAAAGAAACAGGGGAAAATATATCCTTGGTATGAATTTAAAAAATATCCTGTTGTTTTTTTAGGTGAAGGATTTGATCCAAATGATCCTAATTCGTATTCCATTAATGACGGTGGCGGAGGATATGGTGATAGATACATTCAGTGGGCTTGGCAGGAAATATGGAAGCCAATATATAGAAATTATGGTGTTAGTATTTATAGTTTTATAAATGAAGTAATTACTAAATCAGAAGATCCTTTTTATAATGTCAAAGGCCCATTTTTTGGAGAAGGTGGCAATAATGTTGGTGTGTTAAGTATTATTAATATAGAATATCCAGAATATAAATATGATTTTAAGAATGAGGAGCATAGATTAGTTATAAAAGAGGGACAACATGAAATAAACTTCCATGCCCCTGAAAAAGACACAGCAACTGGTGAATATGATGGTTATATGGCTATATCTATAGACTCTGGGCCAATGAGAGGAATAAGTTGGGAAGGCCAGTGGCTTTCAACCAGCAACCAAGATGTAGATGGAAGTTATAACATTTCATTATATGATGAATGTATAGGAGATGCTGGTTTACCGTTATACAATGCTAATTATGGTGTTATAACTAAGTGGTCAGATGAGGTAACACTTTTTGCAGAAGAATGGAGTGAGAATCCTTCAGATGATAGATTAATAAAATACTACCATATCAATAATGATGAAGAGTATGAAGTTAGAGAGTATTTTAATAGAGGACTAAAAGTAACTCTAAATGCATCTAGTATGGTAGGTGGTACTTTACCAACTGAAAAAATATTAACTTCTCCAGAGCTAGTTTTTGGTGATTTAGACATTACATATGTGTGTGGAGTTACAGAATATGAGTACTTAGGTTATTTATTTCCTGAAGAAGGGAAAAAGACTATAACTTCTGTAGAGATCAGTTTTAGTTTTGGAGCAAAGTTTATAGACGAAACTGAAAAACAAACTGAGGTTTACCACATACCACAAATATCTGTATTTAGATCATCAGATGGTGTTGAGCAAGGAGAGTTGTTGTATGAAACAAACGGAGTAGAGTTTTACAAACAAGACGGCAATTCTATAGATTTTAATATTAAGAAAATAACACTTGATTGGGATAATTCACTAGAATATATAGGAGAAGGCGATAATGGTGTTGTTATAGGGTTTAGAGTCACTCCTACAGACGAAGAGATTTCCTCTTTAACTTTAAGTGAGAAAGAATCATATGATAAAAATATAAATTTTATAGAACCTACTGTTATAGATATTTTTGAAGAAGTTCTTGTTAATGCAACAGAGTACATATATACATGGGAAAGAAAATATTATGTGTCTCATGCTAATGTAGAAAATCCACCTCAAGGAAAAGATGAAGACTCAAATACTTTTGCCCCAAGAACTAATCATAAATCAACAGTGTGGCAAAGAGATACAAACGAAGGTGTTTATGGTGTAGAAGGATCAGAGAATCCAATGAAAATGCAGTCAAAAACATTCAGCAGATTTGTGTATGAAATAACTGAAGATAAAACACCATTAGGTGGTTCAGTTAATAAAATGGAGAATAAACAGAAAGAGTTATATGATAAAGCTATAAGCGAAGATATGTATGACTCTATGATGAATCATATAGTTCCACCAGGTATGTCTGAGTTACTTAATGATGCTATGATATATTATAGGCCAATTAACAACTTATATCTTCATAATTCTTTGCTTAATGAATTATCAGATATTAACCATTTTGGTCGTATGAATGGTGAAGGTTATTTATACTTACCTGGTGAACCTAACAATAGTAAATGCACTAGGTCTTATTGTGAGGGAACAGCTCCTCCAGCATGGCTGTATAATTTTGTTGCCCAAGATCCTAATGCAGATAGTAGATATAGTGGTAGAGGTTATTCTAGTCCTTTTATTTCTTTTTATGGAGGAACTGCGGCTATGACACAAAGGCTTCATTTTGCAGAAGTTGTTAGGTCTAATGTATTCGGTCCTTTATATGGAATGTCAACAGAAAATAAGATATGGAAAGAACCTGAAAAAAACTCAGAAATGATTTTTTACGATTTACAGTGTTTATATAGTTCTGTTTCTTTACCACCACCAATTCATTGGAACTCACAGTATTTTGCTATATCCATGAATTGGCATAATGCTTATTTTAATACACAAAAATATTTTAATATTGATTCAGAAGAAATAAATATGTAGAGAGGTTATTATGTTCAAATGTGAAAAATGCGAATCTGCCATGATTGAAGATTATATGTTAACAGCTAAGTTTTTTGACGATAAAATGACTGAAATTTTTAATGATGATGGAGAAATAGAGTATAAAAATATACCCTATGAAATATATATATCTTGTGGAAGATGTGGTTATAGTAAATTGATATCTGTAAATGAAATAGTGGAAGAGATTTTAAGAAAACCTTTAAAAGCATTACTATACCACAGATTATCGTATGTATATAAAAATGTTGAAAGGGAAGGTATAGACGAGGCTAACGGAGTATCCCATTGTGGTATGTGCCAAGGTGTCATAGATGGTACAGGTATATGTTATAATGATGTTATAGAAAGATGTAGTTTAAGAAAAAGAATACTGAAAGAAAAATAAATATATGGAGAATATATTAAAAGATGCCATAAGTATTAAAAGTGATACAAGTTGTCTTTATGATAATACTTATGGATTTAATTGTGTTTTTAATGAAAACGGAGATTTTAAGGGCTGGGGAGTATATAGTAATATATACCTTTATGGTTCTTGGAATAAAGTTCTATTTGGTTTTTCTAAAGGTGTGTCTTGTTATATAGGTAGAACAAGTGC